TTTAAGGGTTTGTAAAGACTGAGCTACTTGTCTTTGATTTTCCTCAGTATAAGTAGGTGTAGGTTCAGGTATTAATAGATCAACTCTAGCCATTATCCCCTCATACCATCTGGTTGTACATCAACTCTAAATGTACCATATCTCCAATTCTGATCAGTAGAAGTATTGGCTACTTTTACACTTGCAAATCTAGATCTTGCTCTTGTGTCAACTTTATCAGTTGTTGAATTGATAGTAAAAGGACCCAAAGGAGAA